GAAGTGATTTCACTTACAGTGTCCGCAACGCCGTTTGTAATTCTTTTCTCAATCTGCTCGCTGCTCCATGTGCTTGCGTTGGTGACCACTGCATCGTTAATGGCGTTCTGCTGTACGGCAGCGTAATTTGTCGCTTTGATGACGAATGTTACCACCAGTGCGGGCGGCTGTACGGTGTCGGAATTGCCGTAGATGGCGTTGGAAGCGGAAGCGTTAAAAAGAATATTTCTCGGATAAGAGCCAGACGAGCTTCCACCGTTAACATAATCGCTTGTCTTGGTCTTGTTTGACGAAAACGCTCCACTAAAAGTAGCGCCAGCTATCGGCATCGTTTTTGAAGCGTTATTATCAGAGGTAGTGAGTATCTCACCCTCGATATTCGGCAACCCAGCCGACATCGCCGTGCCGAGCGCATTGATGCCAGCGCCTTGCAGGAACTTGTCAGACAGGTCAGGGACATTGAATGTAGTGCTCCCGTCTCCTGCGCCGTATGTTTCTCCGATTACCGCAAACAGGTCTGCGTAGTCCGTTCTGCTGACCGCCCGCCCGTCGCAAAGCAAATAGCCAATCGGCGGGGTTGTTCCAGCAAAGGCCGCAATCGTACCTGCCGGATTCCCGTCAAATCCGTCCTTTCCATCCTCACCCCTCGGCAACGCAAAGTTGAACTTCGCCGCCTTTGTGTCTGCGTCGATTTCTACGCTTGCCGTAGCCTCCAAGGTGCTGTCTACCGTCTCGATAGTGCCGATGGACGGGGTGTAGGTGGTGCCGGGTTCGCCGGGGTCGCCCTGCAAGCCGGTCAAGCCTTGAAGTCCCTGCTGACCGACAGGCCCGCGAGGTAGCCAGAAATTGTATACGGCTCGGTGATTGTCCGGGTCTACCTCCACCTGAACATCTGCGTCCTGAACGGCCTCCACCGTCTGCACAAGACCAATTTCAGGCGTAAAGGTAATGCCGTCAGCACCGTCAACGCCCGCAACGCCAGGAACTCCCTGCTCACCTTGCGGCCCTTGCGGCCCCGTTTCGCCTTTCAATCCCTCGGAAGTCGCCATATCGGTTACATGGGAATAGGGTGTATCTGTTTCTCCTGTGTAGCGATAGACGGGTTTGTCAGAGCCGACAACGCCGTCGTTAATCATAAACATCAAGCCAATTTCGGGGAAATCGTCTGCGTTAAACTCGGAGATGTCGGTATACTCTTTGTAAATCAGGAAGGGATAGCCGTCGTTGCCTTTTTCCCCCTGCACTCCCTGCACCCCTTGCAGACCTTGCGGGCCTTCCGGCCCTGCTTCTCCACGCTCGCCTTGCAAGCCTTGCGGCCCTTGCCGACCAACGAGGTTAGGCGTAGTGAAAGTGCCGTTAATGTCGGTGATGTCCAGTTTGTATACATCTTCCGTGTTGTCGGCGTTGACCGTCAAAGTAGGGCTTATCCCGGCAGGGCCGCGATCGCCAGTATCGCCTTTTTCGCCGGGCATACCCTGCAATCCCTGCGCCCCCGGTGCGCCCGTGTCGCCCTTCTCTCCCTGCGGGCCAGCGGGACCAACAGGGCCTTGCTCTCCCTGCAATCCCTGCGGGCCGGTGGGGCCTTGCGGGCCGGGGTCGCCTTTGTCGCCCTTCAATGCGCCTGCGCCGGTGAGGGAGGCTTCGGTATAATCCTTTGACAGTGCCAGAGAAATTACATCCATATAACCCCTCCCTTACTGTTCCAGCCAGACGACATTTTCCGCGTCAAACATATACACCTTTTTGGTGTCCATCTCGTAAAAGCTGCTCCCGTTCGGAACATCCAGCGGCTTTGTGTCCGTCGAAAGACCACGGATGTCATAAATGGCAAAGCCGCCTGCTGTCGTATATGAAATCATTTGCGACATCCTTTCTCGCCGCCCCGTGGCAGAGCGTTCCACCACGGGGCATTGCGTTTTCCTATCAGGCGATGACCTTCAGCACCGCAACCTCGTCCATACGCTCAAAGCTGGGCAGGACGATTTCGGAGGCGAAGATATTGACATTCACGGGATGCTCTTCAATGATGCGGGTGATAGCCACGCCGGTGTTGACGATGCTCACCTGTGCGTTGCTGTCAGCGCCCATCAGGTCGGCCTCTTCGGGAGTGGTGCCGTACCAAGTGGAGCCAAGATTACCGGCAGGGATGAGGCACACATAGCCGTCAGGCACAAAGGAGTGCGCCACCTTGTCCTCGTCACGGTACTGCTTGTCGTAGATGGCGATATTCAGACCGGCAGTGCCGGACACAACGGCCTTGACCTCCTGATCGGTCAGGTAGGACAGGGAGAAGCCGGAAGTGGTCAGGTAGCGGTTCTTTACGGCATTGGTGGACGCCAGCATATTGAAGGTGGCGGTGTTCATGATGGCCGTTACCAGCTCTGCGCCGGTCTTGCTGCGGATAGCGTCTTTCGCTGCCTTGAACGCCTTGAAGGGGTCAGCAGTGTCAGCCGCAGTCCACAGGTCGGTGCCGGTCAGGGCGGTGTAATTGCTGGTTTTCCATGCGCCGTCAGCGTCGTAATTGTAGGTGTAATCCACGCCGTTAGCCTTGATAGCGATACCGGCGTTGCCGTCAATGGGGAACAGGAGCTGCATAATCATCCTCTCAGGGACAATATCTGCCGCCATGATGAGGTCAGCCGCGTCATCGAACACATTGTTGAGAATCATGTTCATGTACGGGTCGTTTGCCTCGGAGATGCGCAGGAAGTCCTGACGGTCACGCTCCTTGATCTTGAAACCCTCACGGAAGAAGGGCATCTCGGTCTCCAGCTTTTCAAAGCCGATGCGGTCACGGAAGGTGGCCTTTGCATCGAACGCGGAGGGCATCAGGGATACGGGAATTCCACGGCTACCCTTCAGCCAAGACAGGTCAAGACCGGCCTTTTTGCGGGAGGGGAAAAGACCCCTGCCAAGATAAGGGATGCGGTTAGAGGCCTGCTCTGTCCAGTTGGCAGCGATAGCCGCCGGGGTAAAGTAATTTCTAATATCCATCTGTCACAGCCTCCTTTAGTTCACACCGATGTTGGTGCGGAATACGATACCGGGCAGGATACCCGCCATCGTGTCAGCGTCAGCAGTAGCGCCGGAATGGCTCATGCACTTCGTCCAGTCCACATAGCCGTGGGTAACAAGAGCGCAGTTCGGATTAACGGTTGGGTCAACATCATACAGAAGGATGCCGACAGCACCCGTACCGGCGGGAACCGCAGCGCCCGCAGCGTCAATAGGCATACCGGCCTTGACCACATCAGAGCCGGTCAGGGTAGCAGGAATCGCCATAAAATCGTCAGCAGCCAGAATCTCTACCGTACCGCCAACAGTGGTTTTCTTGAAGTTCATAAAGCGTTCTCTCCTTTACAGATAATTTTTCAGAATATTGTTGGAGTCTTTCTGAGCGTCCGCTTTGGCCTTGCCCAGCTTGCGGGCCAGTTCCACGCCAGCGTCCTCAGTCTTGCCATCTCCACCACCAGCGCCGCCGGGATGCGGGTTGTTCTTCATCAGCTCGGCTTTGATGCGCTTCTCCGCAGCCTCCGCAGCCTTTTTCTGATTTTCAAAGACCTTCGCCGTGTTGCCCTCCGCCATAGCTTTTGCCGTCTCGGTCGCCAGAGCGTCATCATACCCCAACGCAAGATAGCTGGCTTTGTAGGAACTCTCCAACTTTTCCTTTTCCAGTGCGGCAAGTTTGGCTTCCATCTCCGCCCACTTTGCGTCACGCTCAGCGGCAGATTTCTCATCGTCGGTCATTTTGGCTTTGAGCTGCTTGCTCAGTTCGCTCGCCTCGGACGCCTTTTTGTCGAACACGGACTTTTCCACAAACTTGCTCATGTCCGGTGCGTCGGCAAACTCCATGCCGAGAATAGCGGTCTTTGCATCATCGGGAAGCGCGTCAAAATTCGGAATCTGGGTGGTGTCGATTTTCATAAAACTCTCCTTTTCGGGTTTTCAGTTCTTCTCTGAACATTCTTGTGGGCTTTATTAGGCTGGCATCTCCGCCAGCGTCCGGGTTTGGTTAGGCGGTTCTCTCCGCCGTAAAACGGTCAAGCCGTTTGTTAACATTTTTCCAATGCGCGTTCTACTGTCCATCCTCTATAAATCCTGCTATAAAGTGTTCCAGGTCTTATGCCCAGCAAATCCGCCCATTGCGCTACGGTTTTTGTCTCCCCATTATAAGTAAGTCTATGGTTGTTGCCTCGGTTGTTCTGTTGCTGCTTCATATCTACTAACCTACAATTTTCTGGGCAGTAATCTCCATTTACATCAATTCGATCTATTGTATATTTACCGCGTTT